ACTCATCAGACATGGAAGGGTCATTGAGATACCCTTCGAGTCTGGCCTTACGTTCATTCAAAGCATTGACTTGTTCTTCATATACGCTCGTCATAGCAGTTCCGCCGGAAGAGTCCATTCTGAGACCGGCTGCGTTTGATATACCAGCTGCAGCACTCTCTATGCCGGATTTAGCGGCTTGTCCAAGACGGCTAAAGAAGCCTCGCTTTTCTTCCTCAGGCTCTTCAGTTGCCGAGGTTACTACTGCTCTCTTCTTCGCATAGCTTTCATTTTTTAATGAAACGTTATTTTCGGCTGCTTTCTTCTGGAGAAATGAACTTGCTTTCGGATATTGAGTCGCAGCATTGTTAAGCTCATTTTTCTTCTGCTCAAAAATCAAAGTATCGGTTCCCCCATAACTGGAAGAACCGTACTCTTTATCAATCTTTTCGGCTTGCTCTTGCGCTTTTCTTTTAAGAAAATTGCTTGCCATAAGACAACCTCCTATTTATTCCACTTGTAAGTGATAGTTTTGTCTGTTGTATTTACTACTTCTTTTACCGTTCCGTCTTCGACATAGTTTGCAATTTCTTGCCATGAGAAGCGTCCATGTCCAGGAATGTATACCCAGGACGAACCGTTCTGATTTGTTACGGTATAGTTTTCAGTACCGTCTGAAGCAGTTTCTTTTACGGTACTATCTTTTTTAGCTCCAGTGTTAGATGTATCTGTTCCAGAGCTTATGTTTGTTGATTTCACATTACCAGAGCCTTTATTTGAGCTATTATCTGCTGCGCTTTCATATAAGCTCTGATAGTAAGCTTTTTGCATTGCAGTAATTTCGTCCTCGCTATATCCAAGAGCCCTATATCCGGAAAAATCTCCAGCCGCAGCAAGTGTCTGTGCTTTATCAAGGTTCTGATTATAAGTATTGTTTTCTACCGTTGCGTCCCATTCTTGCTGATACTTGCTATTCGCAATAGCGTCAGAAAGCAATTCGTAAGCATAGCTTCTATCAACGTTTGCCTGAGCTACTTCATCAAGATATCTTTGATACTCGTCGTCTGCATAATCGTAAGCCTGGCTTGCCTTATTTAATGCGCTCTGTTGTTCGTTTGAGTACATATCCTGAGCAGCAGCTTCAAGCTGAGCCATATAATCGTTGTACTGTTGCTGAGCGGCTGATGTCGCATAAGAACTTGCAAGGCCGCCGGTCCTTGAAGAAATCTGTCCGAGAATATCTCTCATGTTTTGCTGTCCGGCAAGACCATATCTATTCTTAAGTGCTGCATACTGCTCAGAACCAAGCCAGTCATTATAATTCATGCTTAATGCCTTTTCAGCAAGCTGTTCCTTTAACTGGTCGAACTTTGTTGGCTCGTATGAACTGGTGTCACTCGAACCAATAGCTGCTTGAGCTTGAGAAACATAATCCAACTGTGATTGAAGGTTCGCAAGTGCTTCTTCAAGTGCAGCCTCATAACTGCTTTGAGACTTTTTATTCTGTTCTGCTTGCTTAGCCTCTTCTGCCGCCTTAATTTCGTTAATATAATTCTGAACTGAAGCATTGAAATCTGGGCTGGCCCATTTCTGAAACTCCGGGTCTTGCTCTTTAACAATTCTTTGATTGAGTAAAGACTGCAAGTATTCTGTATCTGTATTACCTGATTGCATTGCAGAAGTCAGAACACTTGTGTAGTCTACATTCCTATCGAATAATGAACTTCCAGTTGAGCTGGAACCGCTACCAGAGCCAGTACTTCCTGAACCACCGCTATTGTTTCCGGTATACGTATTTGTATCGTATGTTGTTTTTGTAGTTGTTTGAGACAACGAACCAGATGTTTGAGGGCCAACAATTCCGTCAACCTGAAGATTATTCTTTGCCTGATAATCTTTTACTGCTGCTCGAGTCTTAGGCCCGTAGGAGCCGTCAACATCAAGATTGTAGCCAGCAGCATTAAGTTGTTCTTGCAACTGTTTTACATCGTCGCCTTTACTTCCATATTTTAATGCCATTTTTAACCTCCTTACTGCCTTTCTTCAAGAGCAGTAACTCTTGCGTCTAAACTTGTAATTTGACCGTTAATTGTAGATATATTTTCTTGAATAGCTGTAATGCTATTATTGATTTGAGCTATTGAGTTATCTATTCCGTTTAGTCTACCAACAATTCCGTTTATACTTGATTGCATTGCTGATATTTGATTTCCCATAGCTGTAACAAGTATGTATATTTCTGCGCTTGATACACCGGCGGCCGAAACGTTTTTAGTCATTTGAGAGAACGAAAACTCAATTCGCTCTCCCATATATCTGATGTACTGTTCTATAACCTTCAATGAACCTTGAGGGTCTTGAGTGTCTATTTTATTCATGTCTTCAGGTAATACTGCCATTAGATATCACTCCCAACCGCAAACTCTCTAAGCATAGATAATATCGTGCAAGGCCCGCGGCCAGACAGTTTTATCTCAAACTTGTCGCAGCGGTTCAATGCTATTCTTAAAGGAATAACGTCATCTTTTCTACCAGCAACCCTACCGACCTCACTCCAGCGATTTCCGTCAGTTCTTACTGAAGCGACAACGTAGGAACCAAGAGGAAGTTCAAGTCTAAATGCTATTTTCGAATAAACTTTTCTTCCGTTGATTGTTTCATAGAATGGAGTAAACTGTGCATACCATTCCATGTTAGAGTCGTCCTCTCCTCCGTCCTCAAGCCATACATAACCCTCGTTATCAAGGAAATATAGGTCTTTACCTATACGTGCAAAGTCTTTACACCTAACAGTATCTTCCATAACCCATATTCCAAACTTGCTTTCATATACAAACAAGTAGTTTTGCGTTCCTTCTTGAACTGATAGATAATAACTATCTCCGTCGTTTCCAGATACTGCATTTGTAAACTCTCTGCTGCCGAAATTAGATGAAATCAGCGTAGGCGTTCCTCCGGAATATGCGAATACTCCGTGAAGGCCAACGTAGAACAATACTTCGTTAATAACCTGAAGAGATTTGCTACAACCGCTTCTCAATCCTTCAAGCGTATATGTGTATAGAGCATATTCAGCTGGATAAGAACCGAGTATTTTATGAAGCACTGACTCTTTCCAAAACAGAACTGAAGAACTTAGTTTGCAGCAACCAGTAAACTCTCCTTCAGAGCCTATTGCCAGGGCATAAGAGTCTGTTGAAAGGCCTTCGTATGTGTAAAAGTTTGTTGGGTCTCCGAGAGAAGAAGCATAAATTGTTCTATCTGTATTAGAGCAACCCCATAATCTGTTTTCACTTTCACATATAAAGTCAAGGTCAGGTATTTTTCTCTCAATCTGAACCGTCGTTCCAGAGCTTTCACTACCAGTTGCAAATCCGTCGTCAGTTACTGTAATCTGAGTAGCCGTAAGAGATTGGATTACAATAGATTTATTATTAGATGTTGTATTAGTGCAACCAGATATTTCTACGCAATCTCCAACATTAAAGTAATCTCTTAAGTCGTAAGCAACAGTCTGGCCTTCCACGACGTGAGTCCAAGCGATTGTCATAGTATTTGAAGTGAAAGTACAACCTGGACCGGATAATACGGCTCCGAGGTCTTTAAGAACTTCGGTAGACAAGTCAAAATACTTCTTGTCAGGCCATATTACGAGCTTCGTGTTTACAACCGCAAACTGTTTTTCTCCAGGAGAAACAGTGCCTACAATCTCTCCGTCGTATATAAGATTTGTTCCTACTACTGCGACAAGTTTACCCCAGGCTGTCAGCGCTGTCGCCCCCGCATAGTCCACCTGCTTTACCCTTTTACGCCGCGTTGTTATGAATGGAAATCGTCTTGCTGAAAGATTTAAGCTTCTTGCAAGGTCTCCGTCCTGAACAGAGTCAGAAAAGTTTACTCCTCGCATTTGAACAACAGTCGATTTATTCTTTTGGCCGGCGTACTGTATTTGAGGAAGCTTCATTACATTATCCTCCAATTTCCATTCTTTGCTGGTCTATTATTCCTTCTCCACCACGCCTTAGCTTCATCGAGTGCATTGTTAAATACAATCATATCGTTAGCATAAAGCGTTGTTTCCTGGTTATAATAGTCAATCATCGCTACAAGATAGAGCTCATAGATATTGTCGCATGGTTCCGGCATTAAGAGCTCTCCGTCATTAGGGAATGGATTTACTGGAAGTTCTGCGCCTATTGTTTCAGCCAGCTTTCCGTCAAGCTCATAAAGCCATGCGTATTTCTGCTCATCTCCAATAGCGTTCATTCTCAGTCCGTCCGCCCTTGTTATTGCTTTTCTTGCGTTCATAATTCCTCCTCGCCCATAATTTCTTGATATTCTTTCTCTATCTCCGCTGCGGCTGCTGAGTCTTCTAATAAGGCCAGCAGCTCTTCAATGCAGCGACATAAAGCTTCAATTATTTCTAAATTGCTCATTTGTTGTCTCCAATCTGCGCTTTGCTAAATAATGGAAGCAAAAAACGCCCTTTAGAGCGATTTTTTCAAGGCAAGTCGATGAATTATACCTTGAAAAATAAGCATTAAATCTAACTAAGACTGAGCTTCAAGCTCTTCTTGTAGTTCGTTAATTCTTGCTCTCCAAGTCTCTCTCTGACTCTTGATAGAAGCGTATTCAGCTTCGCTAATAAGTCCTTCAGAATGTTTAATTGCCTTATAATCTGTCTGCTCCAGTAGATTTAATAAAGCGTTAATTTCAGCCTGAATTACATCGTTTCTGTCTTCCATTTTAATTACCTCTTTTTCTTTTATTGAGCCACGGTTTCTGACCGAACAATGAAAAATATAATTTATCCATATTGTAAACAGTTATCCAGCATCTGTCTACATCTTCAAAACTGCCACAGCCATCTATTACAAGGTCAAGAGCTGTCATAAACCAAGCCATAAGGCAATTGTTGGCAAGATAACGAGATTTCTCTTTTTTCATT